GTTAAAAAATAAAACGGGAGCAAACAAATGAAGTTACCAATTACAATTGAATATAACTCAGGTGAGCAAGCAACTTACATTGCCCAACCACCTGAGTGGGCTAAATGGGAAAAGCAGACAGGAAACATCATTGGTCAGGCATCCGAAAAGTTGGGCATTTGGGATCTTATGTTTTTGGCTTATCATGCTCATAAGCGTGAAGTTGCCGGAAGCAAACCCATCAAACCAATGGATATTTGGATGGAAACAGTAGCCGATGTCATTGTTGGTGATGCAGACCCAAAAGCCACAAAGCAGGAAGCCTAAACAGATTATTGGTGGAGTTGGCAATTGCAACTCACATACCAATGAGCGAATGGGTTGATGGCGAGGACATTTTAACGGCGATCGAGATATTGGAGAAAAGGAATGGCAACTGAAACCATTGCATACAACAAAACTGATCTCCGCAATATCTACAAGGCTTTCAAACTCATGGACGATCAGGCTACTGAGGAAGCAAGAGCGCAGTCTGCTGCTTTGGCGTATTTTGCATCTGAAGAAATTAAACAAGCTGCTAAAGGCAGAACAAAATCTGGCAAAGTTGCGCAAAGAGTTGCGGACGGAGTTAGCATTTCGAAGTCAAGCAAAATCGGTGAATTCAGTTATGGCTTCGCAAGACAGAAGTTTTCAGGTGGTGCTACTACACAAACCTTATGGGGTGGCATTGAGTTTGGTTCAAATAAATACAAACAATTCCCTTCATATTCAGGACGGCAAGGCAGAGGTAGTCGTGGATGGTTTATCTATCCAACCCTTCGCAGAATTCAGCCTGAATTGATTAACAAATGGGAACAAAGTTTTGATCGCATCATTAAGGAATGGGTCTAATGGCAACCGGTAGTCGCACGCTTAAGTTATCAATTCTCGCCGATGTTGATGATCTTAAAAAGAAGTTAGGTGAAGCCGACAAAGCCGTCGAATCAAACGCCAGCAAAATTTCAGAGTTTGGTAAGAAGGCTGCTGCTGCTTTTGCCGTTGCAGCTGCTGCTGCCGTTGCTTATGCCGGCAAATTAGCCGTTGATGGGGTCAAATCAGCGATAGAGGATGAACAGGCACAGTTAAGGTTAGCTGCTGCCTTAAAGACCGCCACAGGGGCTACAAATGCCCAAATTGAGGCAACTGAGGACTACATACGATCAACTCAATTAGCCACAGGCATAACCGATAATGATTTAAGAGCATCATTCCAGAGATTATCGGTATCCACAAAAGACACGACCCAATCACAAAAACTGCTCAACCTTGCAATTGATATATCAAAGGGAACTGGAAAAGAGCTTGGCACAGTTGTAGAAGCATTATCAAAAGCCTATGAAGGACAAGATACAAGATTAGTCAGACTTGGCATTGGTATTACTCAAGCCGATGCTAAAGCAATGGATTTTACAGAAACCACCAAAGTATTAACCAACCTTTATGGTGGTGCAGCTGCTGCAAACGCTGAAACATTCCAAGGCAGAATTGATCGATTAAAGCAAGCATTTGAGGAAGCCAAAGAGGAAATTGGATATCGTTTATTGCCATTTATTGAAAGATTTGTTGATCTAATTGTTAACCAGGTAGTGCCTAAATTGCAAGAGTTTGCTACATACTTTGATCCAATCAAGCAAGCCATTAAAGACAATCAAGAAGCATTTGATGCATTTGGTAGATTTGTAACTGATATTGTCATTCCGATTCTAGTTAATGGTTTAGGCGCAGCATTAAAGACTATTGGAGTTATTGCAGGTGGCATTACCGACATTATTGGAAAAGTGATATCTGCGATTCAAACAGCAGTTGATAATGCTATATCAGGAATCAATAGGTTGATAAGTGCATACAATGCAATTCCAGTTTTGCCAAACATTAGTCCAGTAGGTGCAAGTGCTGGAGTATCGACCGCTGCCTCAACAGGCGCAAAAGCTGCTACACAAACTGCCACAGCTGCTCAATTGGCATCAGGTGCTGCAAGGGCTGGTACTACTGTCAATAACATTACTGTTCAAGCTGTTGATAATGAAGGTGCTGCAAGAGCTGTGGCTAAGGTAATTAATCAAAGTTCATCTAGATCAGTTCCTCAGCTTTACAACAACGGCATCACCAGAGCGAGATAATGTCAGTCTTTACGCCTGAATATAAGTTGAGCATAAATGGTGTGGAATATACCGATGTCACGATATCTGATATAGCCCATCAGGCAGGTCGTGAGGATATCTACGCACAACCAACCCCATCTTATATTCAAATCACATTGGTGGCTTTGAACAATGAAAACTACAATTTCCAAATCAATGACGGAATAGCCTTACAAGTAAAAGATAGCACCAATGCTTTTAAGACTTTATTCGGTGGAAACATTACCGACATCACGACCGAGGTTGCATCAGCTAGCAGCATCGCTGAAACCTTTAGTTATACGATTATTGCTTTAGGTTCATTGGCTAAGTTGCCAAAAGTTATTTATGACGGCACATTGGCTAGGGATGATGACGGCGATCAAATGTATGAATTGCTTGCTGATTTATTTCTTAACAATTGGAATGAAGTGCCAGCATCAGAAACTTGGTCAGGTTATGACCCAACAGTTACTTGGGCAAATGCTGAGAATTTAGGACTTGGCGATATTGATCGTCCCGGTGTTTATGAAATTACAAACCGAGGCGTTAATCCAGATACTGTTTACAACATTGCAACCCTTATTGCTGATAGCGCATTTGGTGTTTTGTATGAGGATAGCGAAGGTCGTATTGGATATGCCGATGCTTTACATAGACAAAACTACCTTGCCAACAATGGTTACACAGAAATTTCAGCCAATACTGCTTTTGGGGCAGGATTAAAGGTTTTGACTAGGGGTGCAGATGTTCGCAATGACATCATCCTTAACTATGGCAACAATTTCGGCTCACAGGTCAGCACCATAGATTTAGACAGCATTGCAACTTTTGGTTACAGAGGCGAAACTATCAATACAGTCTTGCATGACGCTATCGATGCTCAAGCTGTCGCTGATCGTTTTATTTCGCTTAGATCATATCCAAGAGCCTTATTTGACAGCATTACATTTCCATTGACTAACTCAGCCATTGATGATGCAGACCGAGATGCCTTACTTGGGATCTTTATTGGTCAGCCAATGCGAATTACAGACTTGCCGGTTCAAATAGCCCCAACAGGACAATTTGAGGGTTATGTGGAAGGCTGGCGTTGGAGCACTAGATTCAACGAATTATTTTTAACCATAAATCTGAGCCCGATCGAATTCTCAACAGTAGCAGTTCAATGGGAGCAAGTATCAGCCTCAGAGGCGTGGAACACTCTAAGTGGTACACTTACATGGGAAAATGCGATTGGAGCAGTAGCCTAATATGGCAAACACAACTTATTTTGGATGGGAAACGCCAGACGACACCGATCTGGTTAAAGATGGCGCAGCTGCTATCCGCACACTTGGTCAAGCAATTGATACTTCTTTGCAAGATCTTGAAGGTGGCACAACTGGTCAGATATTATCAAAAAATTCAAATATCGACATGGATTTTGTTTGGATCACAAATGATGTTGGAGATATTACAGCTGTTAATACAAACAGCCCATTAACAGGTGGTGGCACAACTGGAGCATTAACACTTTCTTATGATTACGCTGCTGGATCAAAATTAACTTTAAATGCTCAAACAGCAACTTATACAGTTGTTTTGGCAGACGCAGATCAAAAACTTGTAACAATGTCTGTTGCGTCTGCAAATGATTTTTTAATACCAACAAATGCAAATGTTGCTTTTCCAGTTGGAACAGTTATCAATGTTATTCAAATTGGAGCAGGTCAAACAACTATTAAAGCTGTAACCTCAGGCACTACTACTATCTCATCAACTGGAGTAACTGCTACTGCACCTAAACTAAGAGCGCAATATTCGGCTGCATCCTGCATTAAGGTCGCTACCGATACTTGGTATGTGGTAGGAGATATTGCGTAATGACTTTATTAGGAATTGTTGCTAGTCAAAATTATCCAAGAAATGTTACTGTTAATTACCTTGTAATTGCAGGTGGTGGTAGTAGTGGTTCTTATGGCGGTGGTGGCGGTGCTGGCGGATTAAGAAGTACGCTGGATTCTACTGGTGGCGGCGGCAGTTTAGAAAGCACTTTGAGTTTAATTCCAGGCACACTTTATAGCGTAACTGTTGGCGGCGGTGGTGCTTCAAATGCAAGTGGTGCTAATTCTATATTTAGCACAATAACATCTACTGGTGGTGGTTGTGCAGGATATTTTAATGGTTCTACATATATAGCAACAACATCAGGCGGTTCTGGTGGTGGTGGTAGTGCTAACGGTAGCGGAGAAACTGGAGCATCAAGAACAAGTTCACCTGTGCAGGGTAACAATGGTGGAAATGGTGTATCTGGTGGCGCAGGTGGTGGCGGTGGCGCAGGTGGTGCTGGCGGTAATGGCTCCTCTGGAGTTGCTGGCACTGGTGGATCCTCATTAACTTTATCAACTTGGGCAACTGCAACAAGCACTGGCGTTAGCAGTGCATATGCAGGTGGTGGTGGTGCTGTTGTAAATAGCCAAAATGTTGAATCTAATGGCGGCGGCGGCGGTGCTGGTAATGGCAATGCTGATGGTGATGGTGGAAACGCAACAGCAAACACAGGTTCTGGTGGCGGTGGCGCTAATTCTGGTGCTGCTGGTTTCTTAGGCGGAACAGGTGGCTCTGGTTTAGTTATTTTAAGATTTAGTGGCACATACACAGCAACATCTACAACAGGTTCACCAACAAGAACTGTTAGTGGCGGAAATACTTATTATCATTGGACAGGAAATGGGAGCATAACAATCTAATGGCACATTTTGTAAAGTTAAACGAAGACAATATTGTTATTGATGTAAATGTTGTCAATAATGCTGTGTTAGATCCCAATAACGAAGAACAAAGTGGTATTGAATTTTTAACCGAATGGTCAGGCGGTTATACAAATTGGAAGCAAACTTCATACAATGGCAATATCCGCAAACAATACGCAGGCATTGGATACTCTTATAATCCAGTTGCGGATGTATTTATATCACCTCAACCTTTTGCATCTTGGTCGTTAGATAATAATTTTGATTGGCAAGCACCAACTCCTAGACCTACTGAAGGCTTTTGGATTTGGGATGAATCAAGTCTAAGTTGGGTTGAAATTGAAACCTTGGTTATCTAAAGCAGCTATACAACTGCGTGAGCAGATTGATGATTCCTTCCCAGAGCGTAGCCGTAAATCTGATGGGTGGATTGGTGATGCTAGACATAGCACACGAAAGAGCGATCACAACCCAGACACAAATGGATGCGTGCGAGCAATTGATATTGACGCTCGGCTTTCTGACGACAAAGGGCTTTCAGCATATCTGGCAGATCAAATTCGATCCTATGGGAAAACCAATGGTCGCATCAGTTATGTGATACATCAGTCAAAAATTGCTTCACCGATTCTTGGATGGCGTTGGCGCAAATATAAGGGCAATCCTCATAACCATCACATACATGTCAGTTTCAAGAAAAATCAAGATAAAAATTCCGATTTCTTTCACATACCACTACTAGGAGGCAAAGCATGAAACTATCGAACAAACACAAGGCTGCAATTAAGTCATATTTAAGAGCTGTGGCTGCTTCCGGTATTACTGTGGCATTAGCCATTGTTGCTGACATCCATCCAGCTTATGCAACATTGCTTGGAGCAGTTGTAGCACCTATTGCAAAAGCACTTGATCCAAAGTCCGGCAGCGAGGCTGATTACGGAATCAATGCGAAATGACGGCAAACGATTGGGTCGCTATCGCTTCTGGCGTATGCGCCGTAACGGGCAGTTTGTTTATGGGTCTGCGTTGGTTAATTAAATCCTACCTAGCAGAATTAAAGCCAAACTCAGGCACAAGTATGAAGGATCAAATTACTCGACTTGAACAGCGTGTCGATGATCTGTTTGTCTTAATTAGTAAGCGATAATTTTTGTTATGGCGAACACACGAAAACCATCTAAACGAAAAAAGATTAATCGTCGTATCGTTCGCCAAACTCCTGAGCCATTAACAAAGATCGATCAGCATTACATGGCTCTACACGAATGCTACAAAGCAGCCAGAAAAGCAGGATTTACGCCTGAACATGCATTCTGGCTTATGACTGAACAAAAAACCTTTCCAAATTGGATCGTAGGCGATGGTGGGATTATTCCTTCCATAGATCCAACTGACGATGAGGATGACGATTAAGCGATACTTAGTAATAAGTGATTTGCAAATTCCCTACCATCATGAAACAGCTGTCAAAAATGTCATTAAGTTGGCAAGGCGCGAAAGATTTGACAGTGTATTATGCGTCGGTGATGAAATTGATTTCCAAACCATTAGCCGATGGGCTGAGAAAACACCTTTGGCTTATCAACAAACTCTGGATGATGACCGCACAGCTACTCAGGAAATCCTTTGGGCTCTCACAGAGCACAGCCGAGAAGCTCACATTATCCGCAGTAATCATACTGATCGCTTATATAACACTTTATTAAAAGTTCCGGGAATGATTAGCCTTCCCGAATTGCAGTATGCCAAGTTCATGGATTTCGATTCTATGGGCATTACCTTTCATAAGACATTCTACGAATTTGAAAAGGGCTGGATCTTGGCTCATGGCGATGAAGGCAACATGAATCCTAACGCTGGGCAGACTGCCCTAAATCTCGCCAAAAAGGCAGGAAAGAGCGTGGTTTGTGGGCATACCCATAGGTTAGGTATGTCAGCCTACTCTGAGGGGCTCTACGGGGCTTACAGACCCCTTTACGGGGTTGAAACAGGCAACCTTATGAACCGGGCAAAAGCCTCCTATACAAAAGGCTTGGCTAATTGGCAAATGGGCATAGTTTTGATGGAGTGGGATGGCAAAAATATGAGCGTGCAGATGATCCCAATTAACAAAGATGGCAGTTTCACAGCTCTTGGAAAGTCTTATGGGGCGTGAGACCGACTATTACGATCGCACGATTGATGATCATATCGATGAACTTGAGGATATTGGCGTTATCTAATCGTTATAGAACACGCCGAAAGAAAATAACCAAGCGTCCTTGATTTAGGTCATACTTTATGTATCTATCCACAAGATCTGTGGAGGATATGTAAGGGAGCAACATGAATACATGGCTAGAACTAAGAGACCTTGGCTTAGATGTCGCAGCTGTAATGCTGGCGATAGGATTTATTTATTGGATCGTTTATGAGATCCGAGATACCGCATTCCAGAATGGTTACTGGAAAGGTCGGGCTGATGGCTGGAACATGCATCGCCGAATGACCAATATCAAGGCACAGTCAGATGAGGTTTTTGACTATGACAAAAACTGAGCAGATCTTTGATGAAGCCATTACAACGATCCAGTCAAGAGGTGTCGTATATGGGCATCCTTATTACAACATGGAGCGAATCTCAAAGCTGGTCAGTTCGTATCTCGAATACCCAGTCATGCCTCACGATATTTGTATCTTTAACATCTTGCAGAAAATTAGTCGTTTGCAGGAAAGTCCGGGGCATCATGACAGCCTTGTGGACATTGCGGCATACATCGGTATATATAAAACAGTTTATGATGCCGAAATCGACAGCGACTTCAAAAAAGGAGATGCTCTCTAATGGCATTTAATCTTGAGGATTATGAGGATGTGGCAACTTTAAACAAATGGTTTATTAGCAACTATCCAATGGGTCGATCAGACATATCAGTTATTAGTCATGATGCTGAGAAAGGTTATATCTTGGTTCAGGCAACTCTTTGGCGGGATGCTAAAGACACAGCTCCAGCGGTTAGCAATATAGCCTTTGGATCAAGAGAAACTTATATCCCAAACATGAAAAAGTTTTATGTTGAGGATACTGCTACTTCCGCATTGGGTCGAGCAATAATTATTTTAAAAGGCTCAGATAAGACTGCAACTAAGGATGACATGCGAAAGGTTGAAACCGGCTCATCATTTAAGGAAAAGTTAGAAGCCCGGCAAAATATGTATGGAAAGCCAGGATCTAAGTCAGCGCAAATTGAAACAATTCTAAGAGATAGTTTTGAAGCTGATAAACCTGCACCAGTTGCTTGGTCGGTTGGTGATGTTGTTGCTGAAATAGGTGCATCAACACCGAATGAGCCACCTGCATGCGAGCATGGTCATATCTTAAAACAAGGAATCTCTAAGGGAGGTAAGCCTTACTATGGATATGTTTGTAAAGCCAAACAATGTGATGCCAAGTGGGCAAAACTCACAGCTAATGGAAAATGGTATTTTGAAGGAGGTGAATAAATGGGTGAATTACAAATTATCGATGGCTCCGGCTTAACTGCCACCTTTACGGATGACGGAGTAAAAGTAGAGCCATCAAGAGTTACTTGCGATCTATGCAACGATGACAGATTACTTCATGAGGGCGATCTGCTTCGGTGCTATTCCTGCCACGCAATTAACCGGATTCCTTATCATGCCTAATTACGATTACATGTGCGATGGTGAGGGGTTGCTGATTGTATTGGATTTACCAATGGATCATAAAATCCCTCATTGTCAAGTATGTGCCGCACCTTTAAGGCGTGTCTATACAGCTGTGCCAACGATCTTTAAGGGCACTGGATGGGCTGGCAAAGATGGTTAAATTTAGGTGCAACTTCTGCTCAGCCAATACCGAGTTTGAATGGCTCGATGGCTACGAAACCCACGAAGGTTTTAGAACTTACCAATGCCTTAAATGCTGCGCTGTCGGCGTTAAGAATGAAGCTGAGGCAATAGATACTCAAGAACCTGTCATGCGCTGCACCAAATGCGGATCATGGATGTTTGCAGATAAGGAGTGCTTTACATGTGCGATTCTCACAATGAAGGAGATCACGAAATGAACTGGGCATACCAGAATCAACTGCGTAAGCAATGGCTTATAGATCATCCTGAAGCCGAGTACGAAGGGTGGATGAGTATATGACATGCCGTCTGACCTGCGGTTTTGTTAATGGATTTGGAATCGTATGATACGCTATAAAGAGCATTGGCTCTCAAAGCCAAAAGGCGAACCCCGAAGGGGGAGGTTCGCAAGGTGCTCGCTAGTTGTGACAGCTCTATGTTTAGCCAACATTTCAGGCTTTGAAAAAGCACATTCCGCTGAACCACGAACCAATCATTACAGACAATGGGCTTTCATACAATTAAACAATATAGATGAATTTCATTGTTTAGATGAGTTGTATTTCAAAGAATCAAGATGGAATCCTAAAGCTAAGAATGGTAGTCATTACGGCATACCTCAAGGCAGATCAATATACTTAAGTAAGGTTAATGGATTTAAGCAGGTAGAATGGGGTTTGAAATACATCAAGAATAGGCATGAAACTCCATGCAAGGCATTACATCATTTTAAGACTAAGGGATGGCATTGAGTAAAAGCGCATTAAGAGATAGTGGATCTACAAGACAATGGCGCAATATAAGAGAGCGCATACTTAGGCGTGATGGTTATGTCTGTCAATACTGTGCTCAAGAAGCAGATACAGTTGATCATGTGATACCTAGACGATTAGGTGGGCTTGATAACGATGATAACTTGGTTGCATCATGCAGGAAATGTAATTTATCTAAAGGGGGGCGTTTTTTTGTGAGCAAGAGAACACCACCGACCCCCCGTTCCTTTTCTAACCCACAAAACACCTCGATCGCCCACGCTCAGACTGAATCGCTTTGATTAATTTACAAACAGGAGAGATCTTGACAGATCCGACCTATTCAGGATTAGGAGGTGTGCAAACTCCACGAATTCATTCAAAACTGACTGATTTACCTTCAAAAGGTCAAGACATGATCGACCTTGCCACCGAATTGGGTATTAACCTTATGGAATGGCAGCGGTTTGTCTGCATACATGGTCACAAAGTCAGACCAGATGGCAGGTGGGCTCATTCCGAACTGGGTTTGATCATGGCAAGACAGCAAGGCAAGTCCACTTTGATGATGCTCCGGATCTTGACTGGCATGTTTGTATGGGGTGAGGGATTACAACTCGCATCAGCTCATAGACTTACAACATCACTTGAAACCTTTAGGCAGATCGTTGGTTTAATTGAAACCAATTCAAAACTTGAAAAAGAAGTAAAGAAAATCCGATGGCAACATGGTGCTGAGGAAATAGAGCTGTTTGGCAATAGGAGATTTGTTGTAAAGGCTGCAAACAATGCAGCGAGAGGGTTGAGTAAGCCCGAAACCATACATTTGGATGAGTTGCGTGAATATAAGGATGAGGATGCTTGGTCATCAATGCGTTATTCGATGATGGCTGCTAAGAATCCACAAGTATGGGTTTATTCATCAGCTGGAGATCAGCATTCCGTAATTCTAAACAAATTGCGTGAGAGGGCATTGGCGTCAGCCACGACCAATGACCCGATAGGTTGGTTTGAGTGGAGTGCAGAACCTGATGCTCCGATCTTACTTCCGTCAGGTGAGATCAATTGGAGTGCATTCGCTCAAGCCAATCCATCATTAGGAATTACAATTCATCCAGATAATTTAAAAGCTGTAATTAATGATCCACCGGATATTGTGCGAACTGAAGTTTTGGCACAATGGGTAGATACGATCAATTCAGCAATTGATGCACAAAAGTGGGGATTATGTCAGACCGACCCAATACCATTAGATCCTGAGCAGCCAACTTGGTTTGGTTTAGATTTATCGCCGGACAGAAAATTTGCCGCATTAACTGCGACACAGCGATTACCAGGAGAAAAGTTTAATTTAGTTTTATTGCATACATGGTCGAATGACTTTTCAATAAATGATTTAGCGGTTGCAAATGACATTGCACCTTACGCAAGAAAATATAATGTTCAGACTATCGCTTATTCAGCAAGGACTGCACAAGCCGTCGCAAGTCGGTTAATCCCTGCTGGATTTTCCTGCACTAACATGGATGGGGCGATATATGCTGAAAGTTGCGATCGGTGGCTTGGGGCGATCAATAGCCATCGATTACAACATGGTGGGCAGGATGAACTGACCCAACAAACGCTTTCCGCTGCAAAACTGCCCTATGGGGATGGGTCATGGATCATCGGAAGGCGTGCTAGTCGAGTGGCAGTTTGTGCAGCTGTCGCTTCGGCGTTAGCAACCTATTTTGCGACACAAGCAGAAACGGAAATTGATATTCAAGTCGGATAATTTGTATTTATGGTATATTATGTGCTAATGGGATTATTCGATCGATTTACAGCTAAATCAAATCAGCCAACAAATCCAGTAGATGTTGCAGCTGCTCTTGCACCTTACAATTCGCAACAATTAGTTGGTGGAATTTTATTTGGAACTACAACCGCAACTCGTGAGCAGTATATGGCGATCCCATCCGGTGCTAGAGCAAGAAATATAATTTGCTCAACTGTCGGGTCTTTACCTCTTGAGCAATACAATCATTTTACAAACGAACATGTAAGACCAAACCGAGTAATTATGCAACCAGATCCAAGAGTTGCAGGATCAGCAATTTATGCATGGTTGGCTGAGGACATTTTGCTATACGGGGTCGGTTATGGAATTTGCTTGGACACATACTCTGCGACAGATGCTTCAAGAATTAGAGCATGGACAAGAGTTGCACCAAATAGAGTTTTTGCGTCATTAAATTCTGATTCAACTGAAATCGAGTATTACACAGTTGATGGCAAGCGAGTGCCGCCATTTGGCTTAGGTTCATTAATTGTTTTCAATGGTTTAGATGAAGGAATTCTAAATCGTGCCGGTCGGACAATTAAGGCAGCTGCTGAATTAGAAAAGGCTGCTGAAATGTATGCCAAAGAACCAATGCCACAAATGGTATTGAAATCAAATGGCACAAATCTTACTCCAGAGCGAATTACAAAACTTCTTGAATCTTGGAGAGTATCAAGATCAACAAGAGCAACTGCATTCTTAAATGCTGATGTTGAATTGCAAGCATTAGGATTTGATCCAGCCAAACTTCAATTAAATGAAGCTAGACAGTACCTCGCTTTAGAAATTTCCAGAGCCTCAGGCATTCCGGCAAGTTTCGTATCTGCTGAAACTACATCAATGACTTATTCAAACATGACAGCCGAGAGAAAAGCATTAATTGACTTTTCACTTCGTCCAATACTTACAGCAATTGAACAAAGACTAAGCCAACCAGATTTCGTGCCAAATGGAATGGAAATTCGTTTTGATATTGATGATTTCTTGAGAGGTTCAGCATTAGAGCGTGCTCAAGTTTATGAAATCCTAAATCGCATTGGCGCAATGAGCGTTGAGCAAATCCAAGAGGAGGAGGATCTAATTCGATGAAAATTAGTTTCCCAATTGAAATAACCGCTGCTGATACAAATAAGCGAACGCTGACTGGTCGCATTGTAAGTTGGAATGAGGAAGGTTCAACCAGCGCAGGATTAACAGTATTTGAAAAAGACAGCATTGACTTTTCAAAACCTGTCAAATTATTACTTGAGCATGAGCGCACAAAGCCATTAGGCAAATTGGTTGATATTACTGCCACAGAGCAGGGCTTAGAAGCAACATTCAAATTGGCTAAGACTTTTGCAGCTGATGATGCTCTTGAGGAAGCAGCCACAGGTTTAAGGGATGGATTTAGCGTTGGTGTCAAAATCAACGAATGGAAAAATGAAGATGGCGTCTTAAAGATACAGTCGAGTTCCTTGCAAGAGGTATCACTTGTCACCGAGCCAGCCATTAGCAGCGCAAGAGTTGCTGAAGTAGCAGCTAGTGAAACACCAGAGAATTCCGAAGCAACCGCTGAGGAAACTACAACACAGGAGGACAAAGTGTCTGATACAACATCAGAAGCTCCTATCGCAACCGAAGCGGTAGAAGCATCACAAGCTCCAGTTGTAACTGCTCAATACATGGCATATACAAAGCCTCGTGTTGATACAAATGTTACAGCAGGACAATATCTAAATGCACAGATCAAAGCACTAAGTGGCGACACCGATGCTCGTGATTTAGTAGCAGCATTACAAATAGCAACAGTTTCAGAGAACACCGGAACTGTTCCACCAAATTATTTGCGTGATGTTATCGGCGTGATCGATTCATCTCGTCCATTCATTGATTCAATCGAGCGTGCACCACTTCCTGCTTCCGGCATGAAGGTCTTTACTCCAAAATTAGGAGCGCAAGCAATCGTAGGGCAGACCGCAGAAGGCGTGGAGTTTGCTTCACAAGATACTGCTGTCACCTTTCAAGAGGACACAATTGTCAAGTTCGCTGGAGCAAACATTGTAAATGTCGAACTCTTTGACCGTTCAGACCCATCTTTTGCAGATTTGTTAGTGCGTGAGTTGGCTGCATCTTATGCACAAAAGACTGATGCTTATGCTGCAACAATTGCAGCTGATGGCGCAGATACTTCAAGCGGAACATCACTTTACAAAGCAATTGCACAAGGTATTGCTGATTCTTATGGCGTTATGCGTTTTACACCAAACCGCCTATTAGTAGCAACAACCGGTGGTTATGAGAATGTTGATTTCTCAAACATTCTTGGCGCAGTTGATGGATCACAACGACCATTATTTGCAGCAGCAGCACCACAAAACGCTGGCGGACTTGTAACACAAGGTTCAACCGCTGGAACAGTTGCAGGACTTGATTTAGTTGTAGATCCAAACTACACAGGCAACACGGCTGGAACAAAGGTTGCTTTGGTTTATCCATCAGCAGCAATGAGATTCCATGAATCAGGCACAATTGAACTTCGTGCCAATGTTGTTGCTAATGGTCGCATTGAGATCGGACTTTATGGATATGTTTGCGTAGTAAATCGCTACCCAACAGCATTCCGCAAGTTAGACGCAATAGCCTAATTTAACTGAGTGCCTAGGGTTGCTCCCGATCCTAGGCATCCATTAATGGGAGTAAGGAGATGACACTTGCCTAGTATAATTTCAGCATCAGAGTTGAGAGCCGTATTAGGCGTGTCATCTGCCTTGTATAGTGACAGTTACTTAAATCAAATAATAGATTCGGCAGAAACGGTCATCCTGCCAATGCTTGTTACATTCAAAGCACCAATTCAGGCAACCTCTTTGTCAGACAATGTTGCTACATTTACTACACTAGGAATTCATGAATTTACCGAAGGACAATCAGTTGTCATCACAGGATGCGGGTCACCTTACAACGGAACAAGAGTTGTGCTGGCAGAAAATCTTGGACAATATACCTTTTCAGCATCGATCACTAATGCCGATATACTCGAAGCTAATGTCATCCCATCCGGAGTTGCTACCCTTTCTGGCGCATCAACTTATGTTGGAAACGCAGCTGTTCAATCAGCCGTCTATACAGTTTCAGTCGAAGTTTTCCAAGCAAGACTTGCCGGTGGAGGACAAATCGAAGGAGTAGATTTTTCACCAACCCCATTTAGAATGGGTCGATCACTTTTCAATAAGTGCGTTGGTTTACTTGGTTCATATATGGACACCGAAGGCATGGCTCAATAAATGCCTAATGAAACAATCCTTCAACAAATTCGCACACCTTTAGCAACCGCTCTATCTAGCGTTGCAGGAAATGTTTATTCATTTGTGCCTGAAACAGTAATTCCACCAGCTGTGGTGGTTGTGCCTGATTCACCTTACTTAGAATTTGAAACAATTAGCAAAACTAACATAAGAGCCAAAATCAATTTTACAATCTCAGTTGCAGTTGCATATAACAGCAACCCAGCATCGCTCGATAATATCGAGCAATTAATCATAAGTGTTCTGGCAGTTATTCCAGTTGGATACATTGTCAGCTCGGTTGAAAGACCGACAGTTACTCAAGTTGGTGCATCAACGCTGCTAATCGCAGATGTTCGAGTATCTACCTACTACACGCAAACAATATAAGGAGAAATCA